TTCTTACCGTCATTTGGAACACGCTGCGTTCCACCTTACCCTCTTTGGTCTCCGTTCCATTTGGGAGGTTTTGGGGGTAGAAAAAGTCCGCACGGGTCCGTAGAAAAAAATGCGACCCCCTGGTCGGCATCAGAATGCGTTTCATCGTAGGGGGGTAGGTCCTCCAAACGACCCCCCAAACCTCCCAAGTGAAAAGAGGCGGGTAGTTCATCCGCACGACTCTCTTCTCTATACAGGTTCTATACAGGTGCCGCCCCTTTACTCGGGGTCCTCGCCGCCCTCGCCCAGTTCCTCCTCCCGCTTCTCCTTGGTCGGGAGTGCGACTGCCAGGAACATGGTCACGTTGTTCCGCTCGTTCGTGTAGGCGGTGGTGTGGTAGTAATACCCCTTGTCCTTCAACCACGCCTCCGTGATGGTGCCGCAACTCAGGGCGGAGACCTGCTCCTGGACCTCCGTCGGGCAGCGTTTGCCCTTGGGGACCTGGTAGAGTTTCGGGATGGTCAGGATTCGCACCTTCCCCTTCCACTCGGGTGCGTCCTTGGTCTCCTGAAACAGCGAGAGTTGGTGCTGGAGGCGTTCGTCTGCGTATTTGGCGAAGTCCTTGGCGGCGTTCTCCCAGGTGCGGAACGGGTGTGCCTTCAGGTTCCCGTCCTCAATCATGTCCAGTTTCTGGCGGTAGTAGTCGGCGTAGGTGCCGAGCAGGTCCCCCCCTCCTGCGTGGGCGAGGGTGGCGTCCACTACTCTGCCTCGGTGGACTCCCTCCATCCGTCCGATTGGGCGGAAGGCAGGGACGTCGTTGGCGTTGACCCGCTCGGTTGCGAACTCCATCTCGTCGCCGTGTGCGTTTGTCTTGCTGCTGCTGTGTGCCATGGTGGGTCGGGCAACCTCCTTCCTCCTTGGATGAAACGGATTCGTTTTTCTCGTTCCACCCCCGAAAATATGGGGGGTCCCCAGCATCCCCCGTGGATTAAGTAAAAATCGCAGAGTGGAACGCAAAAAACGAATCCTTTCGTTGCTACGGTTAAGGACTTACCCCAGCACCATGACCGACCAGCAGAAGACCACCGAGATGAACCAGGCACCCCAGAACCCCCCCGCTGCGGCGGCAGGGAGCGACGACGAGCAGGGCGGCACGTGCTGCCTCTGCCACAACCCCTACCAGGGGTGGGGACACAACCCCTACCCGCTCGTCCCCAGGGACGACTACGACTCCCGCTGCTGCGACCGCTGTAATACGGAGGAGGTCATCCCGACCCGACTGCGGGAGTGGGTCCACGTCGCCGCCAAGGCGAAACTCCACGCCAGGTTGAAGGCGATGGGCGACCGCCGTAAGCGGCGGTAAGCGGCAAGACCGCCTGTATGAATGTATGAGCGAAGAAGGTTGTGCGGACGCATTACCCGCCCTTTTTCCATTCTACCGCCGTTTGTAAGTTCTTACTCCAACTGTTAAAAACGGAACCGATTCCGCCCAAGACCAGGACCTTACAGGCACCATGGCAACTCTTACACCGAAGCAACAGAAGGCGAAGGCGTATTACGAGGCGAACAAGGAGGCACGGAAGTCCTACCAGCGGGAATACAACAAACGCATCGCAGCAGAGAGGAAAGAACCCTGGCGGAAGCAACTGCCGCCGATTCGGGAGGTCCTCTACTGGTTGCGGCACCACGACACGAAGGAGAAGGAGATGAAGGCGAGGTTGGAATGGGAGTTTCGGAACGCCCAATATGTGACGGTTCCGACCATAGACATATGAAACGGCGGCATTAGACGGTAAAGACCGCCATAATAACGACGCTTTCACGGATTATATGTAAAATACGCTTTTATGATGGAGAAATAGTGTAAAATCATTAATGATTTTACATTAGTTTTCTATGTGTTCTGCGTCATTACATTCTTTTTTATGTTGTTTCGCCTATTTGATGGTATTTACTCGGTGAGTAGGGCGTTGTAATGCTCCCACGCCACGTATGCCTTGTAGCGTTCCAGGAGGGACGCATCAATCTTCCCCATCACCTCTACGAACTTGTCCCGCATCTTGTCCACCCACTTCTGCTTGTCGCTCTTGCTCATCTCCAGGAAGATGATGGAGAAGGTCACTACGTCGTCAAACTCCTTCTCCATGTCCTCCCGCAGAACCTCCTGCGTGGACCTGTAGAAGTCCACGAACTTCTCGGGGTCCTTGAACATCAACTTGTAGAGTGCCGTCAGCGGCGTGGTGCGAGGGTCCAGGTCGGTCATTCTTACTTCTTACTCTACTTACTTTACTTCGCCTTTAAACCCTTTACGAGAGTCGGACAATGGTGGCGACGAAGGCGGGTGCGGCGGGGAAGTTGGGGGGACCTACAATGGCGGGGAGTCCTGCGAGTTCCACATCTATGGAATCTGTGACTGCGATGAACGAGATTCTGTCTGATGTTCCCAGCGTGAGGATGACCTGTGCGGTCGCCAGGGAGTATTCGCCGTTCTTCACACTGATGGCGGAGGCGGAGTCCGCTACGGGAGTTCCGTTGACCGCCACACCAATCCCACACACGGGACTGCCTCCACTGGTATGCGTCCACTGCGGCGAGTAGAGGACCGCATACGCACCTGCGGATGTGACCCGCACCTGGGAATACCGAGTCGCAGGGGCGATGGGGGCAACGGGAACAATGTTGTTGCTGGGAGACACGACATCAAAGTCCACCGTAGATGGGACGGACTGAATCACCTGCGATGCTCCTGCGGACATGACAACAGGCGGCACGACGTTGGTCTGAATGCCGTAGGTCGTTGCGATGTTGGCAAAGTCATTCGTTGCTGTGGGACCTGCGGGACCTGTGGGACCTGTGGGACCTGTGGGACCAATGGGCATTTGTATAGAGTCGCCAAGAGAAAGTGGGTAGCGTGTTCGCAAGTCCCCTGGACCTGTCTTCAAAGCGAGGATGCTGGGGAGACGGACAGCACGAATCATCTTGTTCCTTTGGGCGGAAAGAAACCGTCGTGTTAGAACAAGATGCGTCCCTTCTTCTGTCGGCAGGGCAGCAAACGAAAGTATGCGAAAGCACTCATCTCTCTCTTCCCCGCACATCACACCTACGTGGAACCCTTCCTCGGCGGCGGTGCTGTGTTTTGGGCGAAGGAACCCAGTCCCAAGGAAATCATTAACGACCTGGACTCAGACCTCATCCGTGATTACCGCCTCCTTCGTAATGTTCCCCTCACGGGAAGTCCTTTCAAACTCCTAACAACAGAACAGCAGCAGAATGCGTTTCTCCGTAAAACTCACCGAGCGAAGAAGGACCTTCTGTTGGAAGCACTCCTCCGCAGGTGTAATGGGTATGGCGGCACCTACATTGCCAAAGGCACATCCGCAGGGGTCTATACCGACGACCGCAAGGGACGAGTCCACAAGGTCACCACTCACGAGGACAAACTCTCCAACATTGCCGAGTATAGAACCCGCATCCGACATGCGACACTCCTGAACGAGTCCTACGATGATGTGATTCGCAAGTATGATGGGCGGCGAACCTTCATCTTCCTGGACCCTCCCTACGAGAAGTCCGTAGGACTGGACTACGCTGAGGGGTCTGATGCGTTCCCGTTCCGTCAGTTCGCCGACGACCTCCGCAAGGTCAAGGGCAAGTTCCTCGTCACGATTAACGACTCTCCCGCCATTCGGGACCTCTTCAAGGGGTTCAAACTCTACCCGTATGTCGTCAAGGGACATCACGCCAAGTCCGCCATCGGCAAGGAGGACCGCAAGGAACTGCTCATCACCAACTACCCTCTTGCTCGGGATTGGAAGTCCCGCATGACGAAGGGAACCCTCAAGGGCGGTGCCTACGAGTGCGAGGACGAGGACGAGATGGAAGGCAGCGGCACACACAAGGAGGATGTGCTGGAGGAGTTGGACCTTCCCGATGTGGGACACTCGGTCGCTGACCTGGCGAAGGCATCTGGCGTTCCACTCTCCACTCTTCAAGAGGTCTACAACCGTGGCATCGGGGCGTATAAGACCAACCCCACGAGTGTGCGGATGAAGGGGTCGTTCAAGAAGGGGGTAGATGCTCCCATGTCCCAGAAGTTGAGCAAGGAGCAGTGGGCGATGGCGAGGGTCTATTCGTTCCTGAACGAGAACCCGAAGCACGACCAGGACCTCCGTGGCGGCGTCGCTGCGAACGATGCCTTTGACCACCAGTTGGGGGTTGTTGGGTATTCCCCGATGACCTACATTCGGGATGTGCGGAGGAAGGCAAAGAAGGCGGGGTATAACCCTGACGACGTGGGGTTTGCGAAGGACGGGACGCACAAGTTGCTGATTCACACTCCAGACGGACGAACTGTAAAGTTCGGTCGGGTTGGGTATGGGGATTTTCTGTTGTGGACGCACATGGAGAAGCGAGGAAAAGCACCACCTGGCACATCAGCGATGAAGCGGAGGGTCTTTCGTAAGTCGCACACTGCGATGAAGGGGAACTGGAAGTCGGACAAGTTCTCTCCGAATAATCTTGCCCTCGCTATTCTTTGGTAGGTGCTTCACCTCTCCATGGCGTTTGTTTTTTTGACCTTGGCGGTCGTTTGTGTAATCTTTATTTTTGGCATCTTTGACCAGAGATGCCCATAATAGAGAGTGTTGGTGTGTTAGCACTCGTAGTCGGACATCTTGTGTGCCGCACGACCACCACGACCGTGTGCCATACCCGCACCGACGTTGCGGACCAGTGCCGCATCGGGGGCGTGAGCGGGGGACCCGAGGATGTCCTGCTCCGTAAGCACACCCTTGATGATGCGAGACGAACCCTTGATGGTCTCAAAGAACCCGCTGGAGATGGGGACGATGTAGAGGTTGACCGCACCCGACGAGAGGGTCTCGGCGAACTGGTTGCCGACCGTGAGCTGAACCTGGAGGGTGAAGTTGCCGACCAGACCAGGTGCCTGACCCGCCTGGAGGGCGAAGTCACGACCAGGGCGGAGGACCAGGGGACCACCGACCGTGGAGACGTAGACGGACTGACCCGCACCACGAGTGCCGTTGCCGTCCACCATCGCAATGTTCGTGGTGGCGGCGGAGGCAGTGACGTAGTAGGCAGCATCGTCGGGGAACCCGAACTGAGACGAGTAAATCTTGGACTCACCCGCCCAGGTAGGGAAGTCCATGTCAATGCCGTTGTTCACGGTCATCTTGTAGAGCTGGTATTGGGTGTGGTTCGCCAGGAGACCCGAGAAGTTGTCAAAGTTGATGCTGATTGCCTGGATGGGGAGCGTGAAGTCCGCAATGGACGAGTCCCACACGGCAGGGGCAGGACCGCCAGGGTAGAGTGCGTTCGCAGACAGGGTCGCACCAGGAGTGGCGGGTTTGGCATAAATCATCAGGAGGTCAGGGATGTTGGGGAGAGTGATGGTGTTGGAGGTAATGACGGCACCGCCGCTAGACGACACACCCTTCGCAGAGGTGGTGGTCTTGCCCAGCGTAGAAGCGACAGCGGACACGCCCGTGGTGATGTAGCGGGGGAACTCCATGTAAGGCACGATGGACTTGGGAGGGAGCGGCACATCAAGCGAGGGAGTGAGGAACTGAACGGAAAGAGCGGGTTGGATGGCGAACGGAGGGTAAGACCCCGACACACCAGTCGCCCAGGCGGGTTGAGCGGCGATGGCAAGGCGAACCGCATTCGCCTCCGTGCCACCACCGTTCTGGGTAGTGCCAGTGCGAACACGCTGACGACCATATGCCGAGGAGATGCGGACCGCACGGGCAGGGGACGAGGAAAGGTTCATCTGGACCTGGAAGTTCTGGACACCGAAGAGACCCGTGGAGAGTTCGTAGGCATCGCCGAAGATGAACGGAGGGAGGAGCAGGAGTTCCGTGGACTGCCAACGGAGGAAGAGCTGGAAGGTCACAGCAGTGTCCGTCGCAAGAGCAGCAGTCGCCGAACGAGGGGTGAGCGGGATGCCGTAGGCAGCGTCATATGCCGTGCCAGTGCCGTAGTTCGCCACCGCCTCCACCGCAGAGGTCTGGTTGAGCGGAGTTCCCTGGGAGTCGCAGAACCACCACTGCGACCAGGCACCGTTAGGAATCTCGTCCGAGTGCTGCTTGACGTTGTAGGCGTTGATGGGAGAGTTGGTCACCACCTCCGTGTCAGGGTAGACGGCGTAGTTGTCAAGCATGGTCGGGCAGGTCCGCTGACGACGGTGCTTGGCGAGGTCAGACAGGCGGAGAACCTGGTTCAGCACATCCTGGGTGTTGACCGTGACCGTCGCATCGTTGATGGTAGCGGTCATCTGGGCAACCGTCTGGTGGGACGGGAAGGCGGCGAGGGCAACATCACGACCAGGGACCATGAGCGGTTGACCCGCAATCGCACGGTTTCCAGCACCCGCCGCAGGGATGGTGACGGAGAGAGACACGACGCCACTGGACGTCCACTCCACAGCACGGTCAATGAAGACGTTCTCGGACGGGACGATGACGTTGAACTGCTGGGCAGTGCTGTTCGCCGTCTGGGCGTTAAAGGTCACGTTCGTCAGCGAGAGAGCACCCTTCTCCACCGCATACTTGGGTTTCGTCTGGATGACACGGGGGTCGTAGACGGAGAACTTGGACACCTCAGAAGTCGCCATTTATGAAGAGGGCGGGGAGATTTTTCGGCGGCGAACGACGAACGCTCACCCCTTCTTGACGAAGCGGAGGCGGATGAAGAAGTTGGAGGAGTTGGGCATCCGCATCGGGACCAGTTCGTTGGTGAGGCGACTCCGCCAACAGACACGCACATCCACAGAAAAGATGCCGTCCTGGGTCGGGTCCATGGCGGAGAAGAGGGGGGTGAGCGGTTTGTAGTCCAACATCCCACGCCACTGGTCGGCGACCAGGGTGTTGAAGGTGGTCTCCAGGAGGACCCGCTGGGATGCCCCGCTGGTCGTGGTGGTGCCGCCGACGTTGCCCGTTCCGAGTTCTACGGGGGAGGCGGTCTGCTCAAAGCGGACAGGCAGAGTGTTGGTGACCAGCACGATGCTCTGGACGGGTGACCACTGGGTCCCCGTGGAGATGGAGTTCTGGATGTCCCGAATGTAGGTAATGCTGGGGGAGGATGTCGGACTGCTATACGGTGCCTCCAGGACGAAGACACTGCCTGGACGAGACGGGACAGGGACCGTATTGAAGAAGAACTCAGGGAGGGCGATGGTCGTGGGACCCGTCCAGGGGACAGCATTCGGGGCGAGGGTCTGCGACGAGGTCTCGGTGAACCGAAACCCTGTGGCGTTCTGGGCGAGGACGCTGTCGTAGAAGGTGCCGTTGTTGAACCCGTAGTAAAAGGTGTCAAAGTTGGAGATGAGCGACTCCAGATTGCCGTTCATGCCGACGTAGGAGAACTCGCCCGTAATATACCCCGAGGCGGTAGAGGGACCGAAGGGCGTAAAGGGGCAGAGTTGGTCCGACACTCCCGCACGGCGGTCATAGACCTGACCTGGTCCACGAGCAGGGGTGCCGAAGGGGAGGAACGAGGTCTGGGCATCCTGGCAGAGAGCGAAGAGACCTGTCTCGGGGTTGAACTCAAAGAACGGACACTCGGTCCCCGCACCCGCATAGGTCGGACCGCCACCACCACCGTAGTCAGAAATCAGCGTGGTCTTGTAGATGACGTCACGCCACGCCGCCGACAGAGCGTTGTTGAGCAGGTTGACGAAGTGGTCGTAAGAATACCCGTAGTAGTAAGGGGTCTCCTGCTGCCGAGGGAAGGCAGATGTGGGGCGAGGAGCAGTGTTCGTCAGGTAGTTCTCAGGAATCCAGGAGAGAGGGATGGTTGCCTGAACCCAGGTGCCACTCTTAACTCCCGTGATGGGGTTGGGAACGCCCCCGCCTGTGACGTTCTGGAGGAAGACGCCGAAGGTGATGGAGTAGATGGTGAGGTCAATGTCCGTGCCTGGAACAATCTGGGGAGTCCACAGCGGAAGGTTCTTCTGGGGACCGTTAAGGTTGAAGGCATCCACGGACAGCACATACTTGGAACTGTCCTTGATGATGGGTTTCTGACGGGTGTCCTGGAACTGGAGTTCAGGGTCCAACCGACGCTGGTCCAACCCCACGTTGTTGTTGACGACCGTCGCATTGTAGTAGACGTAGTCCCCGTCCGCACTCGCACCCGTAATCACCTGAGGGATGAACGACATTTGTAAGGGGGCGAGAGGACTTTTGGCGGATTATTTCCCGATGAGGTTGAAGGTAAAACCACTCACGAAGTCGTCAGGACTGACTCCCGAGGACTTCACGAGTTTGGTGTATTGCGGCAGCGTTAGATGCTTGAGGTAGAGGCGTGTGAGACAGTGCCGCCCACACGTGTTGATGTCCGCACGGTCCTTTTGAAACTTCGTCTTGTTCCAGATGACCTTGTAGGGACTGTTCTTCAGGAGTTTCGTGAGGTGGAAGGTGTCTTGCCCGAACTCCTCCAACCGTTCATCGTCCAACCACTTGGACTGCTGGTCGGGAGCAAGTCCATACGGGTCAAAGAACTCCACGACAGGTTGGTCCCTATACTTCAGCACACAGACCCAGTGACCCGTGTTCTGGTTCTCCGTCAGGTAAAGCAACATCAGTCGTCCCTTCTCGTCCAGCACATCATCAATGGTCTTTGCCCGAAGAAGTTCGGGGTAGGGCATGACGTCCAGCGTAGGAATAATCTTGTGGATGTCGTCGTCCGACAGGGCATACTCCTTCACAACCTCTGCCTTTCCTCCTGCGATGAGTGCCTTTGCCTGTTGGACCGCACGAGTGACAGGAACAGGTTTGCGGGAGATTGCCTGACCGCCGCTATACACTCGGAACCCCCGTAGACCCTCCTTCGGCAATTCGTAGGGTAAGATTTGGAGTTTGAGCGACATCCTTTAATCCTACGGGAGGGTAAATAGTGATGTGTTCCAACCCGTTCGTCTCTTCGGGTTTGCTGATGTCCTTTTCGTCCTTGAACTTGGTCTGAAACTCCTTGATGACCTCAGGCGGAAGCAGTGGACTGATTTCCTGGAGTCGGTCATACTGGTCCCGCACGGACTTCAAGAGTGCCGCAGGAGGTTGGCGTTCGTCCCGTGGAAGTCCCAGTTCTACCATGAGTCCTCGGTAGAGTTTGGAGTAGTGAATGGCAGAGATGCGATGTCCTTCTGCCCGTTTCGCCCACCCGAAGTAGGACCCTGCCGTGTTCAGGACGGAGACGAACAGAGAGGCGACGCCCAACGCCACCGACGATGCCTTCGGGTCTTCAAAGAGAGATGTGGACCCTGCGGAGAGAAACCCCGTGACCGCACTGATGACGATGACGGGAAGGTCAATCCACGTCCGCCGCACAGAGTAGAGTGCTTCTGCCCGTTTGTGACACCATGCCAGGCAGTTCGCCTTCTCACCCGTAGAGGCGAAATACTCCTCCAGAGACGTGTGCCAGGAGATGGGGATGTCCGCCGATTCGCTCATTGTTTCTCCGCACGAGTTTCTCCGCTTCCATTCCACCTTGGGAGGTTTGGGGGGTCAAAAAGAGGAGGTGACCCCCTAGAAAAAAAG